TCTAAAGAAGGATCCTCATCCATCAAATTGTTCTTTGATGAATTAATACTATTTAACCAGTCCTTTAATTCCATATCACTTAAACGAACATTGTACCATAATTTCAGTCAAACATGCCAAAAGATTAATCTCTTGGTCACATACAAAAGCACTTTGATATTGATACTTAGCAATAATTAATACGGCTTCTGGAATCGACTGGGGCACCAAAACAGCATAAAACGCATCATAAAGTTTACGAAGTATCAAATTACAATCATTATCCAGATTAGACACTACCCATTTTCTAACCTCAGGATAGTTTTTATCCTTTAAATTATGAATCAGTTCATTTACTGAAATATCACTAAATGATGCTAAAATTCCAGCATCTATTGTTCCTCCTGTAGAATATCTTTGACATTCGTTGAGGACACGCCTGAAATCCGGGAAATGCTTAGATACAAGTTCCGCAACGACCTTTTGGTCGAATTTGATTCCTTCCGCATCCAGAATGTTCTGTAGGCGCTTGAAGAAGGATCCCGCCAACTGGGCTTTCTGTTTCCCTTTGATCGTGAAGTCGATGACGGCACATCGAGAGTGCAGTGGTTCGATGATCTTGTTCTTATAGTTGCAGGTAAAGATGAATCGACAGTTGTTATAAAATGATTCAATATTTGCCCGTAGAAGGAGTTGAACATCTGAGGTCGTGTTGTCACTCTCGTCCACGATGATGACTTTGTGTTTAGAAGATCCCGTAAGTGAGACGGTCGAAGCGAAGTTTTTCGCCTGGTTTCGTACAGTATCCAGGAAACGCCCTTCGTCAGATCCGTTGATGACATAATAATCTGCTCCTAATTCATTACACAATGCCTTTGCAATTGTGGTCTTACCAATACCAGGAGGTCCAGCAAGAAGAAGATTCGGAATCTCTCCCTTTGCTACAAACTCCTTAAAGGTTTTTTTCGTATCATCAGGGAGAATACAATCCTCAATGGTCTGGGGCCTGTATCTTTCGGTGAAGAGGAAATCACTTGTCATAATTTATATAAAAGGTGTCTTTTTCAAGAAAATGGATTTTGTCGTGAACTGCGTTTAATGCTTCCTGTTTTATTTCCCAGTCATCCTCATCATCACTAATAAGAATATTAACTTTTGTTTTAACTTCAACTCTAATTGCTTTCATAACCAATCAGGGCGGCGCTCTGGCATACGGAGATAGTTGTCTTTAACCCATTCCTTAGATGCGATATACATTTTATACGCTTCAAATGTATCTATTGAAGTGTCAAGTTTATACTCATCTGGCATCGCTCTCACAAATGGTGTTACTTCAGTAATTTTACCTTTTGGAAAAAGATAGTATGCCTCCAACAAGGTATTATAGCAGGAATGAGTCTTACCGTAACGAAGAGTATATTCGTCACAGAGATTCATTCCGTGCTTGATCAACCAGTAGGCATTATTTGGTGATTGACTGATCCAGATCGTACAGGGATGGTTCCTGAAAGCGCCCTTGGCAGTGCTGTAAGGCGTCTTGTCTGCCTTGTGAAGGGGTCCATACCCATGATACCAGTCAGACGCCACTATGGACAGCATTTGGCAGCACTCTAGGGGCATCTTGACAATGTGCTTGTCAGGAAGGCAGATGGCACTTTCAGCGGGCCAAGGGGAAGTTACGAATATATTGATGGTAGGTTCCTCAATTCATCAGGTGTTCAATTATATATTGAATGATTGCTTTGTGTTCTTCAATTGTACCATCAGACTTGATGGTGTTTGCCCTTTTACTGATAATCTTAATATTTTCCTTTACATAACCTTTAGTACTATCAATTCGATCGATACTTGGTGCTGTATTGGTTCCAATAACCATGGGGACTTTAAGAATTGGACAAACAGATGGAATAGTTATATCCGTTTATTTTTTAAATGTACTATCAGGCTCTAAAGCAATGATATACGAGAGGTTGTATTTCTGGTTGACAAATTGAGACGACAACTGAGACGAAATTACAACGTCATAAGTACCGGAGATAATTTTGATGTTTTCAATCTTAAAATTGAAAACAAAATTATCGTCTGTCTCACCTACTAAAATTGAATACTCATTCGTCGTATCGTTCTTCTTGTCTCTTACAACCAAACGAATCGTACCATCCTCACCAATCGCAGTCAAATCGGGAAGTTGATAAACTGAAGAGGCTTTGATTAGTTTATCTAATGATGAGCTATCTACCTGAAAGCATACATCTTTAGAAGGCAATTTAATCTCCTTGTCTGGTGGGGAGACAATTAGATTTGGATCCGAAAAGAAGTATTTTGCCTTCCATTTACCCTCACTAATTGTGAGATAAGATGCATTCCCAAAGTCTAAGTCTGGCGCTTGATGAAGACTTAGACCATTGAGAAACTCACTTAAATCATAAATCCCAAACTGACAAGGAAACTCCTCTTCAATCTCAGCCTCCGCAAAGATGTTTCTAGCTACTGAGATTGTACGAAGTTTGTTGCCGGGCTTCACTAGAATAGAATTATTAATTCTAGAAAAGTTTTTCAAAATGTTAACGGTGTTGTCAGAAAGTTTCATTTATTTTCGATCAGATTCAAATGATTAATAAGAAGAATAGTATAGTGCAAGACCTTAAATAAATCTGCCCGAGGGGTTCCTTTTGTATCGTATCTGTCGATATATTTTGTTATATTACCGGCACAGAAACCTTCCCTGCGATTATGCTTGATCTTATCTAGTGTTTGCTCGTTTCTATCACCAGTCCTATCGACATAATGTTGTCTATAGGTGCCAGCAATATATTCCTCAAGCTGTTTTAGAATTTTATCCTCGTTGTATTTCCAAAAATGACTGGATTTATTCGGTTGTTTAGAGTTAATATTTGTCGTATCATTGTTCATGTGATCATTTATAAATGACATAAGGAGGAGATGTAAACACCTCCTCCATCATATCAGAATGGGTTCGTGTTGTCAACCTTCTCCTCTACTGGAGCATCTGTGGAAGGCATGACGAATTCTGCATCAATCTTGTCGTAGAGTTCAAGGAAAGACTGTTTCGTTTCATCATCGAATCGATTAATACAAACTTGAATCGCTTTGGCCTTGTCCTTAAAGATGCTGTATGCACGAATAATGTGAACCAAACGACGAGTAGAGATGATTTCTTCAATACCACCATCGTAGAAGGTCTTACGAATCACATCTCCCCAATCAACCAGGCGCTTGCAGAAGTCAGTCTCACTCACACCAAGATCATTAGATACCGACTCAAGAATCTTCTGTTCAATAGCAGGAGACGGATAGGATTGCTCAAAGGTTACAGGGAAACGCTCCAAGAATGCCTCGTTCAGAATATTCGTACCAATGAATCGCCCATCATCAGAACCCTTGCCTTTGGTGTTGGCAGTAGCAAACACATTAAAGCCAGCGGCGGGTTTCACGAAGCGACCAATTTTTTTAAGAAATACGCCCTTACCTTCAAGAATAGACTGAAGACACAAAATTTTATTGGAAGCCAGATCAATTTCGTCAAGAAGAAGAATCGCACCACGTTCCAGAGCCTCGACCACAGGACCATTGTGCCAAGCAGTTTCACCATTCACAAGACGGAAACCACCAATCAGATCGTCTTCATCAGTTTCGACAGTAATGTTGACACGAATAAGTTCTCGCTTAAGTTGAGCACATGCTTGTTCAATACTAAGGGTCTTACCATTTCCAGAAAGACCAGTCACAAAAGTTGGATAGAAAATGCGAGATTGAATAATTTTCTTGATGTCCCTAAAATTGCCAAATGCAACAAAGGTATCATCTTTATCAGGAATAAGATTCTGTTCAGCGGAGGGAAGAACTGCTGGCAAATGATATGACCTTTCCATTTCTTCAAGACGCTCCCGAGTTACTTCAAGATTCCAACGACCACGATCGGTTTTAAACGGTTCCAAACGACGAGTAACCGTAGGATAAGAAAGGTCTTTAGATGCACAGAACCCTTTAATATCACCTGCGGTGATTTCTGTTCCAAAAAGTGAAGTAAGTTCAGAAATAAGTTGTTCGTCAGTCACGGAAATCTTGCGAGACATAATGTGATTTGAATTCATCTGTACCTGTACAGTATATATCAAAAAGGGGGCCTTGTCCAGGCCCCCTGTGCCATTTTCAAAACTGTCTCACTCAACTGTGGTTTTCATCTAAAAGTATACTTTCATAAATTTCATATACATCATCCCAAGTATATTCTGAAAGGTCATATCCTTCTTGTACAAGATCTCCCACCCACATCTCAAAATCATCATTAAAATATCTGTGAGCAGAATCTAAACCAAAATCTAGAGCTTTACCTGCAAATCTTTCTGCTTTTTTTGCACCGATTCCTATTCTTCTAATTAACTTTCCGGTTTCCGAAGTTCTTAATCTCTCCCTTGCCGCCCTATCTCTTTCTATCCCTCTTAAAATAATTCTTGCAAGTGGATCTAAAACATGTGTATTTTGATTCTTTTTTTGTGGAGACTGATTCTGTTGTTTTTGTGGAGACTGATTCTGTTGTCTAGATGCGGCGGAAATTGCAGCTTGACTACGAAGAGCTGCCGTCAAACCTGATGGCTTATCTTCAGATGATCCTTCCATTCTCTTTTTACGCCTTGCTTTGAGTACGGCAAGTCTATCTGACGAACTTCCAGATCCAACTTCTGATGAAGAAGGACTTTCTTCATTTTTCCTACGTTTATCTTTAAGTTTACGAAGTCTTTCTAAAGACTTACCTTGTGGTATTCCTTTTGGATTTGCTTTTGTTTTTTTAAATGGTTCCCCTTTAGTTGTAACTGGTTCAATTCTAATTCTTGTTCCATTTGGTCCTCTTCTCGCTTCAGATAAAATATATTGTTCCTCAATATCAAAAATCCAATCAGTAAATTCATCAAAACCTAATGTTTCTGCAAGTATA